TTATTTCCTGCTATGCTGCTTGTGGTTCTTATTCTTATTGAAGGTGTCCATACGGATGCTCATCGAAAGATGGAAATGGATGTTCATGGATACTGTAGACAGAATGCAGAGCACCAAGAAAATCTAAAATTCGGAGACGACGACTGGTGAAGAAAAAAGTCCAGAAAATGTTAGAATGGTTCTATCAGGAAAGTGATAGAGGTGAGCAGAACATTTCTGAATGTAAGAATTTGTATGATTTAGTAGAAAGGCTCCAATATCGTTTGGAAGATATGGAGAATGAACACATGCAATTGTCACGAAAGTATGACGCTTTAGAACAGAAACTAAATCGCATCATTGACAATCTTCCTGCTTGAGTATAAATGACTACAGAGGAACCCTTGACAGGGTTCCTTTTTTACTATATAATATGTAAAGATTTACAACATTAAGTAAATGACTGTAACGACTAATGAATACGGGCAGAATAATCTGTTCGCTCGTGAGCCACAGATGGTTGTAGAATCGTACAACCGCAAGGGTCTTGAGTCTCCTCAACAGTACGCAGAGACTTACAACGGTCGCTGGGCAATGATGGGTATTGTCTCTGGATTTCTTTCCTATGCAATCACTGGTAAATTCTTCTTCGGCATCTTCTGATGACTGAAGTAATCTTCACTGCAACTTCGGTTGCATTCTTCGTCCTTCTGGGTTACTCTGTACAACAACTCGCTGAAACTTACTGATGCCTGACATTGCTGAACTTCTGACTTATTATGTAATCACTGCGCTCCTGATTATTGGAGCACCAGGAGTCTTCTTCTTTATCGTGTTTATGCCCGCACTTCAAAATACTAAGGGTCGTATGGTAGGATACAAGGACCATAAAACTTATGGTGATTCTACTATATACGAAGTAAACCGAACGACTTGATATGCCTAACCCAGATGCACTTTGGCAGGACATCCAGAAACTTGACGATATGTACGAAGAGCTTCTGTGGCACCCTGATGACGAATTGCAATTCACCCACGATGGTGAAAAAATTATTATTACTAACAAAACCTTAGAGGAACAAAAAAATGTTTAATGAGAAAGCAGAAAAACTGAATGGTCGCGCTGCTATGGTTGGATTCATTGCAGCAGTAGGTTCATACCTTGCAACTGGTCAAGTAATCCCAGGTGTATGGTGAACGACATGTTAGTCATAGCAGCATCCATGATAGGAGGGTTTATTTTTGCCGCCCTGTTGACTGATGGAAATGTTGATGATGATGACAATGGACCAGGTGGTGGTCTGATGCAACCTGCATACATTCCCCCATCCGCTTGACAAACAAAACCGAATAACCTATAATTCGGGGGTACTACGCCCCCTTTTTAATGTTCGGACGGATTGCTGCTTACACTTCTCTGGCACTTCTCACCGCTTCTTGTGCTACTGAGGCAGTGGAACAAAAAAAAGTTATCAGTATTCCAGTAGAACCTTACGAAAAGACCTGGTATCTGCCTGGCGGTACACCCGCAGAACAATATGTCCTCGCACAACTCCAAGAACATACAAAAATTTCGGATCGCAATGCTCTTGCAACGATCTTGGGAAACATTAAATCTGAAAGCAACTTCCGTTCCAACATCTGCGAGGGAGGGGCTCGAGTTCCTTACGGGGATTGTGATCGGGGTGGGTATGGCCTTATTCAGTGGACCAGCGTAAATCGTTACAACAATCTTGGTAAGTTCTGCAATAAATATGGGTGTGACCCAAGTAGTCTGGAGGGTCAGACTCGTTATATGATTAACGAATCTGTTTTCCAACGTTACTTGCCTGAGTTTGAAGGTCGCGGTAAGACGGTTGATCAATACATGGTTGTTGCTTACCGTTGGTTAGGTTGGGGTATCAAAGGATATCGTCAACAATATGCATACGAATACACTAAGAAATTGGTACTGGCATGATCAATACTGTTAAAGAGACAATTAAGAGTATCCTCGGAATCGAAAAAAAGATTGATGAGAAAGATATTGAATGTGCAATTGATGAGGATGTTGTAGAATGTACAGAAATGGAGGAAGAACCCTTTACAGGTATTCCTGCTCCAGATTATCTCCCTGACGATGAGTGGTTTGGTCCTGCTCCTGAGCGCACTGAGAAGCAAAAGGATTATATGGCAGTTGAGATGGAGTGGAAAATTGAAGAACAAAAAAAGCGTGAAGAGTCTGGTGCCGAACCGGACGACATTCATCAGGTGATGTATGAAATGGCAACCAAGAGTGGTGCCACAACTGTTCAACTTGATCCCATTGGCGGATCTGAAAACTTTCAAGGCGGTTCAGAAAATGTCCATCGATGATTGGCGCTACAGCGATCAGAAAATGAAAGTTAGAGAGCAAGCACTCAAAGTGTTACTCTCTAAGTTTGGTGGTCAAATGGAAGGAGTACGTCCTAAATACTCCAGTCAATCAATCTATGAGTGTGCTCAAGACTGGGTATCCCAGGGTAATATGCATACTGCAGGGATTGTAAAATATTACGAGGCTTATTATGCAAAAAGTAATTAATGTCTTAGCAGTTCTATCATTCGTAGGAACTGCAGGTATCATCGGTGGAGGAACGGTTGTTTATTTGCGTCGAGATGCTATCATTGAACAAGTAAAAGAGAACGTCGCTAAGGCAGCAACAGAGGCAATCGCAGGAGCACTTCCTGGAATGATGGATGCTGCTCTGCCCGAACTTCCCGGTGCCACTGGTGGTGCTATTCCTGCTGTTCCTTCTACTACTGGTCCTGCTATTCCCTCTTTCTGATATGAAAAAAATTGTTATGAGTATTCTGGCAGCAGCTGCTATGTCTGCTCCAGCACTTGCTGAACCAACTAAAGGATACTTCACCATGGATGCCATGGGTTGTATGTTGCTCAAAGAGTGTACAAAAGATGTAGAACGCATTAACTCATCCATTGACCTTGAACATGCATTCCCTGATTCGGACTGGGATGCAGTAAAGGATGAGTTTGATATGATTATGATTGCTTTCAAGCAGATTGGTGTTGATGTTCACCTTGCAGATGAACGTTACTTCCCTGTTGGTCATCGTGGTGTGTACCATACTGTGAGCAATCACTTCTATCTCAACAAGAGATATGTACATCGTCCTCATGTTCTGATGAGTGTTGTACGTCATGAAGGTTGGCACGCTGCTCAAGATTGTATGGCAGGCACCATTAAGAACAACATGATTGCCATCATTAAACCCGAAGAGGATGTACCAGAGATCTGGCAAGAGATGGTCAGGCGTACTTATCCAGAATATGCACAACCATGGGAGAAGGAAGCAACCTGGGCGGGTAAGACTGCTAATATGACTCAGGAAGCACTCGAATCTTGTGCCCGTGGCACTATGTGGACTGATTACGATCCTACACCCATGACTCGTGAATGGTTGGTTGAAAACGGATACCTTTCTAAATAAAGTTGCCCTTGCCTATGACTAATGCCCGAAGAAGTAAAGAAAGAAGAAACTAAGAAAGGTCCTCTTGGAAAACTCAAAAGTAAGATTGAGGATTCTGAAGAACAACTTGCTATTCTTTCTACTTTTGTTCGATTGGGAATTTTAGTATGGTCTGGTGGTATTTTGACTCTTGCATATATCAAATTACCACCTGCTCTGGGTATTCCAGAACAGAAACTCGATCCAACTTTTATCGCCAGTGTCTTCACTGGAGTTTTAGCTACGTTCGGGGTCCAGACGGCGAAGAAAAATGGTGATAAGGCAAATGGTGGTGGTGGTATTACAAAAGAACAGATGGAGAAACTGATTGAGAAGGCAGCACAAACTGCTCCTACTCAAACCATCAGAATCGAACAAGCACCTGTTCAAATCACGACCAAATCAGAAGACACGTACAAGATGTAACCATGAAACCTTACCTCAAGTGGACTGCCATTAGTATTGGTAGTGTTGTAGCAATCGCACACATCGGTGTGTTGGGACATCTAATCAGGAGAGATTCTCACACGATGCGAGTTCCAACTATTAATATTCCAAATGGCACTCCATATTCTTCATATAAAATAGAAGCAGGTAAGGACGGATATAAAATCGAATATAAAGCAAATGATCCTGCTATTTTAGAGTCTCAGAAATCATTGAGTCTTGATAAAGATAAAAAAGGATTCTTTGGTGGAGGAAACGAGAGAAGAAGAGAATGGAGACGTGATCAATTTACCATGGATGGCACTCGCAATTTAGGAGGTGCCACAACGCTGGAAGAAGAGGGAAAGAGTGCAAAAGACATAGAGTGCATCGTGGCGGACGCTGGAGCACGATCACAAGGTGCGATGGCAGGTAGTGCTATTGCTGCTGGTGCTGTTGCTCCTGCTGTAGTTGGTATTCCCTATGTTGGATGGCTTGCTGCTGGTTGGGCAACTCTATTAGGTCAGAATGTTGGTAGTGCTGTTGGATCAGAAGTGGGTCAAGTTTTTAACGACTGCTGATAAATAATTAAGTAGTCACGGGCACCAACCCCCAGGTTTCCCATGTATCGGGAACCGCATTTACAAAAGAAGTCGGATGAGTGTGCTGCTTTGTGGAGGGAGTGGCACACTTTGTGGCGAAAAAAGCAATAGGTGCCCCAGATGCAAGAGCAGAATGGGGTCAATGTGTGATGGAATTTGGTGAAATGGTAAGTCAGGAAGTCAAAACAAATCCTCGTTACACTTCAATTAGAAAGATATAGATAGTGCAGTTGCGTAAACTTTATGAAGTTTATTTTCGCATTAATCGCTACATTATTTCTTGCTGCTCCAGCGTGGGCAGTGGACGTTCAAATGGGGTCAGGCGGTAACTTGATTTTTGACCCAGCAGATGTTACAATATCCGCAGGCGAGTCAGTTCACTTTGTGAACAATATGCTCCCACCTCACAACGTAGTTGTTGAGGATCATCCTGAGATCTCTCACGAAGCATTAGCAATGATGCCTGGTGAAGAGTTCGATGTCACCTTCTCTGAACCAGGTGACTACACATACTGGTGTGGACCCCACAAGGGTGCTGGTATGATTGGTACTGTACACGTTAATTAATCAATGGCATTCAACATCACTTTTAAATTCCCCGACGGAACTGAGAACACTTTCCCATGTGAAAGCGATCAGTATCTTCTGGACGCTGCAGATGAAGCGGGGGTTGATGCTCCATATTCCTGCCGTGCCGGTGCCTGTTCCAGCTGTGCTGGTAAACTTGAGAGTGGTACGGTAGATCAGTCAGAGCAATCTTTCCTTGATGATGATCAAATGGACGCAGGATTCGTTCTGACCTGTGTTGCTTATCCTACAAGCGATTGTGTTGTCCTGGCTGAGCAGGAGGATAGTCTTTACTGAGGAAGGTAAAGTATGAAACAATTAAATACTCTTACTTTAAATATTACTATTGCAGTAATCGATTTTCTTTATAGAGGTCGAGATTATCAGAGATTTTGGGTGCTTGAGGAGATTGCTCGGGCACCCTATTTTGCGTTTTTGAGTGTATTACATTTACGCGAATCCATGGGTTTGCGTGGTCCAGAACACATCTATCTGATGGAGGAACATTTTGCTCAAACACTTAACGAGACAGAACATCTGGAATACATGGAAAGTCGGGGTGGCAATTCTTATTGGGTGGATCGCTTTTTCGCCCGACACCTTGTACTTATCTACTATTGGGTCAACGTGGTTTATTATTGGGTGGCTCCTCGCTCTGCTTACCATCTCTCCTACGAAGTAGAGATTCATGCAGCAGAAACTTATGCTAAGTATCTTGCTTTGAACGGTAGTGATGAGAAAATTCTTGAGATCTTAAACGATGAACTGGAGCATTCAAGAGAACTACATAATGCAATTGAGTTAATCAAATGACAGTTTTGTTTGTATTTGCTTTCACAATGTTGCTAATTTCTGCCATGGAACTAACATGGCCAGTAAGATACCGAGGTTAACATGGATGACAAAGAAAAGGAGAAACAAAAAAGAATAAAAGAAGTAGCAAGGCATCTTCATCCACATGATGATGAACCTGATCCTACTGCTTATATGGGGAACTATAATTTTCCTCAGATGCTTTTTGCTTTTTGCCTTGGATTTGTCACTATGTTTGTATTATCAGTAAACGAAATCAACAATTTTAAAGGGTGTCCACTCCCAGAATATTTTCAAAACGAGGTTAAAGGATGAAGGTAGGTTTAATAGGTCTTGGTAGAATGGGCGAGGGTATGTCTCGCCGTATGTTGAAAGCAGGTATTGAAGTCTGGGGTTACAGGAGAAACTATGCAAAGGCTCAAGAAGCGTATGAAGCAGGTTATGTTAGTGGAGTTACCACTGATCTGGAAAGCCTTGTTCAAGTAGTTCACACCCAGGAGGGTATGGTAGGAAAATGTCCTGGTATCTTTCAACTTGTCATCCCCGCAGAATTAGTAGAGGACACCCTTAATGAGTTACTACCATTACTTGGCGACGGGGATATTATTATTGATCATGGCAATAGCAACTTTAAGGATTCTCGCAGGAGAGCAGAAAGGTTGGCTAAGATGGGCATCCAATATCTTGACTGCGGTACTTCTGGTGGAGTTTATGGTCTGGAGCGTGGATACTGTCTTATGGTTGGTGGTGCAAGTGGCGCAGTATCTGTCTGTGCCCCCATTTTCAGGGCACTCGCACCTGGCATTGCCTCTGCACCCCGCACAGACCCTTACACAAACGCAACATCTGCTGAGTACGGTTGGTTACACTGTGGTGGACCAGGTGCAGGACACTTTGTCAAAATGGTCCACAATGGTGTAGAATATGGAATCATGCAAGCGTATGCCGAGGGGTTTAATATCCTGCATCATGGCAATCTTGGTTCCAAATACGTCAAAGAGGGTGATGCTGAGGTGGCTCCGATGGAAAATCCGGCAGATTATCAGTATGATATTGACACTGTTGAAGTGGCTGAGTTATGGCGTCGTGGTAGCGTTGTTGGTAGTTGGTTACTTGACCTTACCGCTGATGTTCTGCGGCATGATCCTCAATTGGACAAGTTCGATGGAGGAGTATCAGACTCTGGTGAGGGTCGTTGGACTCTTCACAGTGCTGTGGATCTCGGCGTACCCACTCCTGTTATTAGTGCTGCCCTCTTTGAAAGATTCAACTCAAGAAGACTTGGTGAATATGGAAACAAAATCCTAAACGGTATGCGTTATATGTTTGGTGGTCACAATGTTAGGTAATGCCCTTGCGATCATATGCATACCCTTTGTACTTTCCACAATATATTTCGGGATACGAAAAGGTGAAAATAACTACTACGACACAGACAAATATGACGGCAACGGAACCGCCCATTAGCAGACGCATTGTTATCTTCGGTGCTACTGGAGATCTATGTAAAAAGAAATTGATTCCAGCACTCTTTGAGTTGTGGAAGAAAAAACTTCTGCCAGAAAATATTTTGATTGTTGGAGCATATCGTAGA